TATTAGAATGGATGTATATGAAACTATCATGTAGAAACTGTAGTAAAATACTAACTATGGATTTGTACCAAGCTAAAATTCACTGGGAACGTTACTTATTCAATAATGTGGTAAGTAATGTCAATTCCATCTATTACAATGATGGGCATGTTAAGAAAGGTTTATTTTTCAAATCTAAACCATTACCAACGTTCTCATATTCCTACGAAAACGAAAATGGTGATGATGTTAAACTTATATGCAGAAAAGATGAACCTACTTTTATTGTAGGAAAAGATTCAGTGGTTGATGACCTTATCCCTGAATTTAAACAAGGCTATGGATGTTGTCATTATTCTGGTGGATATAAGCTACATTGTCATTGTGGTAATCATATAGCCAATCTCCATTTGGATTGCTATGAGGATGGTTCGGTGAGATTCCTACAAAAAGAAGTCAATAGGTTATATTGACAAATCCTACATTTATCTTAACAATATCCCAAGTCATACACTAAATATGCCGTTTATAATGCGTATTATTGCATATAAACGGTTTTAAGGTATATACTAAGGCCAACCCATAGGGTAAGGTTAAAACCATTAATTTCAGTTATTTTTCAAACACAATCACTATATAATTTCAAAACCTAAAAAGGAGATAATACGTAACATGGCTAAAGATATTAATTTTGGGGAAGAAGGTCGCACTAAACTACTTAACGGTATTAACAAACTTGCTAATGCAGTTAAAGTAACGGTTGGCCCTAAAGGTCGAAACGTAATTATTGAAAGACCACATACTTCACCTCTAATCACTAAAGATGGTGTAACTGTAGCCGAATCAATTTCCTTAGAAGATAAAATTGAAAACATGGGAAGTCAAATGATTCGTGAGGTTGCATCCAAAACGAATAAAAATGCAGGTGATGGCACAACTACTGCCACCATTCTCACACAATCAATGATTACCGAAGGTATTAAACATGTAACTTCTGGTCTTAATCCTACAGGTATCAAACGTGGTATTGATGAAGCGGTAGGTGCAATTCTAAAAGAACTTGATTCAGTTTCCATTCCCTGTAATACACGTGATGCTATTAAACAGGTGGGTACTATTTCTGCAAATGGTGATGAATCTATCGGTGAACTAATCGCAAGTGCAATGGATAAAGTTGGTTCTGATGGCGTCATTAGTATTGAAGCAGGTAATGGATTTACGGATCAGTTGGATGTTGTTGAAGGTATGCAGTTTGATAAAGGTTTCCTTTCACCTTATTTCATTACAGACCAATCGAAATCTAAAGTAGTATTAGAAGATGCTTATATTCTAATGGTCGATAAACGTATTTCTAATATTCGAGATATTGTACCTGTTCTGGAGTTTGTATCTAAACAAGGTAAAGCCCTGTTGATTATTTGTGATGATATGGAATCTGAATCACTGGCGACCTTAGTACTTAACACCATGAAAGGTGTTATCAAAGCATGTGCTGTACGTAACCCAGGCTTTGGTACTAATAAATCCGCTATTCTTAAAGATATTGCTACACTTACTGGTAGTCATGTCATTGCTAATGAAGCGGGTATGTCACTTGAACAGTTTACCGCAGATATGCTAGGTGGTGCAAGTCGTATCGAAGTTACGCAAGAATCCACTACCATTATTAATGGTTATGGTGATCGTAATGATGTTGAGCAACGTGTAACCGAACTTAAACAGTTATTGGAAACCGTTGATGATTATGAACGTGAAGAAGTACGTAAACGTATTGCTAAAATGACTGGTGGCGTAGCGGTTATTCGTGTAGGTGCTGCAACTGAAATCGAGCTTAATGAAAAGAAAGATCGCATTGAAGATGCATTATGCGCAACACGTGCAGCAACACAAGATGGAATTGTAGCTGGTGGGGGTTCAGCATTACTACGTTGTGCATCTAAACTTAAAACTGATTCGGAAGAACTTGAAACTATTGCTGCATATAAAATTCTTAAATCTGCATTAGAGGCACCTTTACGCCAAATTGTAGAAAATGCGGGTGAACGTCCTGATGTCATCATTGATAACGTTCAAAAGGAATGTGTAAATTCACCTAATTATGGTTATGATGCAATGAAAGGGATTTATGGTGATATGGTAGAAATGGGCATTATTGATCCAACCAAAGTAACTAAAACTGCATTAGTTAATTCTGCATCAGTTGCATCTATGTTCTTAACCACTGAATGTGTGGTTAGTTCACCTAACAAAAAAGATGGTGAGTTAAAAGCGCCACAAATGTTATAATAATTATAATATAAATTAAAAAGGAAGCCATATGGCTTCCTTTTTTTTATTCATCATCGTCATCGTCTTGTATGCCAAGTGGATTCGTGATATAATTTCTTTCTTTAACTATTTCCCCATCAATGCAAGATTCGTTTTCATTTTGAACAAAAGATTCAGTATATTCATGTGGCCCATACCATTTTTTATCTTTAGTTCGAACGATACGCCATACACCTTCAACATATTGAAATAATTGATTTGGGTTATAATCAGTACGTATTATATAATCACCATCCTCTGCATTCATAGGGAACGTTGTATCACGTGGTATATCATCCAAATTCAAATCATTTGGTGGTGTTATTTGACCATCAAAACGTGCATCATAAACATAATCAATATTGGCTTGTTCGTCAGGTACATCATTAGTGGCTTCTTCTAAAACTTTATCGTTGGATTCCTCCAAACGATCTAAAATCCCCATGAAGTCATTATTGTCGATGATATCATTATACATTGGACTATCGGTAATTTTACTGACACGAACACGCCACATGTGTGGTAGCCAGTTAGCATGATAGCCAGCAACGGGACGCCTACCTTCTTCTACGACAAAGAACGCATTATAACCACCCTCAGTACCTTCAAGTAAATCATCACGCAAATGAATTAATTCAATCACATCACCTGATGATAATTTTCGACCTACCCTTTTAACCATTTCATTAATATGGAAATCTAAATATAGGGTATCAGTTTTCATAAAACCAAATTGACTTAATTCAAAGTCATCATCACTCATTTCATAGATTGACATCATTTCTATAATGTCGGGTGAATAGCGACGATCACGTGTTTCCATAAAGAGTAAATCTTGTATTTTTACACCATCTACGGGATTGCCACGATCATCATAAGTGCCAATATACTTATGAATCATCATCTTAGTGCCAGATATATCAAAAAATGATTTTATTTTTCTATCAGCGTACTTATAATTATTACTTTTATTATCACGCCACATTCTAAACTGTGCCATTATATATCCTTTATTTTAATACTTGTATTTAAAGTATTGACGATACAAATAACTATTGTATGATGGTTTATATGGATGAAGGAGAATTGAAAATGTCATTTATTGACGACTATGAAGAACTTATTGAAAAAGAATTAGATCTCATTGACAATTTGTATGAACTAGGTCATACTGATACTGATGGTGATATAAATGTATTATTAGATTTACCCGAAGATCATGATTGGCTAATGACATGGTATAACGACTATAACCAAAATGGAGTAAAATAATGGACAATATTTTTATGGTGTTATTTGCTGTAGATTATTTAAAAACCGCATTTTTTGCATATAAATTTTAATGATTTGTTTGAAAGTGGTAGAAATGATTGGTAAGCGTCCATTCGGTCGTTATATGGATAAGTATGGAAATCGTTCAGGGGAATATTTTAGAAATACATATTTGTATCCACATTTGTTATATGGAAATAGAGTTCATGTGGATTTAGATGGATACAATCAATATGGACGTTCATTTATCATGGGTGCATTTACCGATTTAATATTAGTCGATGAATTAGATTATAAATTTTTATCTACACGCCTAACTTACCATCACTCAAAATTAAATTCAATAAATCAACTAATTGATTATCACCTACTTGAGGCGTCAATATTGTGAGAAAAAGATTATGGATTTCATTAATGGTAGGAATCCTTGCATCACCAACTATAAATGCTAACGAATCAGAAAAAACTATTTTTTATGATGATTTTGTACCGTTATGTACTATATTTGGTGGAAGGATGTCACGAAGTAATGATACAACGGCTGAACAAATTTTCACCTCATGTAATTGCGTGAATGATTATATCATAGAAAATAATATCACGCATGAAGGATTACGTGTCGATTTGTCAATTGGTGTATTTTCTAAAATGGAGTATTATCTAAAAAGAGATGGATTGTCCGCTGAAGAACAATTCCATCATATTACAGAAGTTATCCAACGTTGTCCTATCGATTGATTATTTGACGTTCAATGAACTTATTAGGTTTAGGGTTACTATGACGGTATGTTTTAAACGACATGCCGTTTGTCGTTTGTGGGATATTCGCAGTAAATTCCTTATTCTGTCTTAAATCCACATTATCGCTAATTAGCTTTTCAATTAAGGTTAAAGCATTAACATTCTGTTCTTCCGCTACCTCTAATATTTGGTATGTTAATGCATCCAGTAGTACATTAGAATATCCTGCATCACTTAATTTAGCTTTAATTAATTCTATATATTGAACATTCGACATTAAAATAATCCTGAAATTAAACTACTGGTTGATCTACCAGCGTCACGTCCAATTTCCCTTACTGTATCTTGAACGCCTTGAAATATACCTGTTGCTTCTGCTACTGTTTGACCTGCATCAAGTGACCGCTCAACTGCTTGTCTTCCTAATTCCCGTTTAACTGGATCATTAGAACCTAATAATTCCCTGGCAGCATTAATAGCCTCTTGTTGTGCTAATTGCAAGGTCGCTTGTGCGTAAGGGTTGTCTAAATTAGTCATACGTTGGTCATCAACATCTTGTTGACCTTGAACCGCATTTATATTTCTTGCGGGATTAAAATTTACCAATTCGAATGGTGAACCTGCAAATATACTTGCACCTGCTGGTGAATTTATAAAATCTATAAAATTACCACGAACTTCCACCATTTGATAATATTCATATTTGATATCAAACGTTGCCATGATTTGTTCATCAGAGCCGTAATCTAAATTGTCATAACTAAATGACGTTAAAAAAGGGTTCACTATTCTAATTCTTTTGGTAGAACTAGGCCATATCATATATAGATCAATATATTTTATCAAATGCTTTAAATCATTGCCACTACGACTACCCAATGGTGAATATACAAAATCAGCATCAGGGTTTTTAAAATCATTGACGTAGTATGACGCAATTGTATCCCATATTTCCAACATAGACGATTTACTGGAGCCTTCAACAATTTGTGAAACCGATTCACCAAATGTTGACGTAATTGGTTGATAGCGTACTCTTCTTGGTGAAACAATATGACGATTATATTGATTTATTTCATCGGTTTCAATTTCCATTTTAGGAAAGGTGGTGTTTTTCAAACTCAACGTCAGTGAATTTGGGAAAGAACGCATATTATTACTTCTAAAATACTCTCCAGTATTAAATACGAAGTCTGCCAAAAACATATACTTCATCATTGGATGTGAGTCATTTATGGCATCACTACTTTCATCCAAACGATACTTAGTCATTGCATAAAGGTCACCATGAAAGAATTCTTCCATTGGACATTCTTGGTTAGTTACACCTGAATATTGTGGTGGTATGTTTTGACCTTCATCCAAAAATCCTTCAAAAAAATCACCTAATAATCCACCAGCGGCACGCCCTAAAGCATCACGAATTGGATTGGTAGCACGTTTAGCTATTTGTTCATCTATTACCGTTTTTATCGACCTACCTAATGAATCCACTGAACGTTCAACGAATCCACGTGCAGCATCGCTTGCTACCTGCGTTATTCGATTAGGGTTTAACAGATTACTCACTTGATCTTGAACACGTATCAATGGTCGTGTTATGTCTATTTCATTGACAAAACGGGTAGTGGAATTTGATACGGATTGGCCTATATCTGACGCGAAATCAGAAAATCCAGGGCTAGGATTACTGGGTGATTGTGGTGGCCTACTATTATCAATCTCGTCTATAAAACTCATTTAATATCCTTATCGTCTAAAATCCACTTCATTTATAAAACCGCCATTACTAGGTGGTGGATTATTTTGCGGTGGTCTACCATTAAATAATCCGGTTGCATAATCCGCACCCGATTGAATGGCACTACTCATATTACTAGTAACGTTATTTATTCCTTGATTAATAAAATTAAATTGACTACCTAATGTTTGGTTTATAAATGAACCTGTAGTATCAATTACACCACTTATAGCATCATCCACAAATCCTACTAAACTATCTGTAGCACGATTAACTACACCATAAATTTCATCGACTACACTATTGGTTACTTGATTCAATCCACTCAAATCACCAACCGTTAATGAACGTCCACCTCTTTCATTATATTGATGTGCGCTTGCCAAATTGATTCTTTGTGGTGAAAATATATATACGTTATTGAAACCAATGGTTAAAGAAACACGCTGAAAGTCGGTAGTTGATTCATAACTATTATCACCAAAATCGTTATTTAAAATACTACAGCCAGTAAAAAACCAACGTTCTATACCTGTATGACCTACTCTACCATCCATCACTTCCAACATGATGTCGAAATTGAAATTACGACCAAAACCACTTGAATGTGGCATATATTTTTGTTGTTGGAGATACGTCTGACGCATAATGAAACGTAATGCCGCATTTTTTATATCATCACGCATAGTGATGTTTAAATTCTCCCACGTGGGTCTACCATAGGTTTTACCTTTACCAATAAAACTTGACACTGGAATTTCAGCATAACTGACATTTGGCTTATTAAACGATACAACGTTACCCATTAATGCTAATCGCTCTTCATCTGTTTGAATTACACCTTGTGATCCTACCCCTGTTAATGATAATCTTTGATTGCCAAAATTATAAAAAAATACGCGATATCTATTTTTAAATTTAGGTTGTATCGTTGGCGCACGTTCATCGCCTGTAGTGTCAATAGGAACACCAAATTTATTATTCATACCACCTCCGATGATTTACTCATTACATAGAACAATGACGATAGTTGTTGCAATGCACCTTGTGATTCGCTATAATGGTCATTAATATGATCATATTCGATGCTCATGCTTATTATAGAGGCTTCACCTGATGAATAATTATTTTCACCAAAATCTATATCTGATATGAAACATCCATCTAATTTCCAAGCATCGACCGCACGGATTTCCTCTTGACCATCCAACGTTTCAACTAATAAGGTGAATTTCGAAACCCCTGAACTTAAGGCATATCGCCCACGTTTTAAATCATATTGTTTTTGTAACTGACTATTAATGGCAAACATGACATTGTTTTCAATATCATCACGTAGTGTTAAACGGATAGCATTGAATACTGGTTGATTAAAAGTCTTATATGTACCACCATAAGTGGGTACATCCACTTTAGGAAAACTAATAGTGGGTTTTTGAATTGATACTACTTGTTGGGTGATATCTAAGCCACGGGGGGCAGATTCCTCAAGCCCCCCGAATGATATAAGTCTTACACGAAACTTAAAGCTTAGTTTGGGCTGAATAGCTGTACCTCTTCCAACAACAGTATCAATAGGGACACCGTATTTGCCAAACATATTATATCCTTAAGCTGCACTGGTTGAATCAGGTAAATTCATTGTTCCATAAAGACTGGTTTGGATTGCAGTAGAATCAGCAAAGCTACCGTTATTACCGGAAATTTCAAAATAATGGAACGCATTATCGAAACGAATGGTAGTTGCAATCTGCAATGGTTCGCCTGATGAATATTGACCTTGACCCCAGTTAACATCTTCCAACCAGCAACCAGTTAAATGCCAACCTTCTAAAATGTTAGGTGATTCACCTTCACGGTTTTCACCATCCAATAATAGAATTTTAATTTGGAATTTATTACGACCAGAAGCAGCCGCATGACTTTGATGGTATGCATTATACTGCTGATCTTTTTGTGATTGGATCAACTGTGCCACGTTACCTTCAAAATCATTACGGATGTTCATTGAAGTAGAACTCCAAGTATGCTTACCTTGAACATAGTAACGGGAAACATACGAATCAATCTGAATTGCTTCTTGTTGGAATTGCGGAAGGTTAATATCCACAATGTTTTTAGTTAACTCAAATTGAGAAATTCCAGAACCACCCAATGAAGGGGAACCAAGACCGATAAAAATCACTTTAAAACGATATGATAATTTAGGCATAATTGCTGCTGCCATATTACCATTTTCGTCAGGTACTCCATATTTGTTATAACTCATAATTCATTACTCCATGTTATAATTATATTTATGAATTTTCAATAATTCTTTCATAACGTATTTCTAAAACACGTATTTGTGTCTCTAAACTTCTAATACTATTACCATCTTCACGTATTCGATCACGTATTCGCGTCAATTCATCTTTTATTTCTACTATATCAGTATTGATGGTATTAGAATTAGTATCAA